ATCACAGCGTCACCACCGCCCCGGTTCCTGCCAGCTACAACATCATTATCGCTAACAATATCCTCATGCGCGATATGCATGCGACCGCGCTGTTCTCGGATTATGGCTTCGGCATTCCCTATATGCGATCCGGCCCGGTAGACTTTCAGGTTACCTCGGCGACCTATCTGGAGAACGGTATCGCGACTGGCCCATTTCTTAGAAACGTTCTGATCCAGGGCAATATCTTCTCAGGGCTGAACACGCCGATGGCGGTTTCGATCCAATCGACGTCTGGTTGGTACTTCCGCAACAACATCGTCTACGACTGTGTCGATGGAATCCAGTTCAACGGCAGCAACACCTTCAGCAACTTGATTCATATCGATGACAACGTGTTTGACATTGATCCCTTTCATAAGGGCGTCAATCGGGGGGCGAACGGGACTTGGCTGGCAAACGGCTTTCCGCAGGGCATTCTTATCCAGAGCGCCAAAGGCGTCAGCTTTCGGCGTAACATCTTTCGCAACTGCTGCCGCCCCGCTGATATCACCTTCACGACGGACACCTCTATCCTTGATGACAAGGTGACGTGGGAAAATAACATCCTTGAATGCGACCCGGCGGCGGTTGGTTTCTCGACCTCCAACAAGGGCATAGGGAATATCCCGCCCGGTCCAAACTTCCTTTATCGCATCGTCAATAGCGATCCGGCCAGCGCCAGCTTCGGTACGGTCAAGAACCATTGTCCGACAGCAGCGGCAGCGATGCCGACGGCCGGCACCTATGTCAGGGGCCATTTCATTCGCAATACCAATCCCGTTATCGCGACCGGCAAAGTGATCCTCGGCTGGATGAGGTTGACGACCGGCACCGCTCACGTCGCCAATACGGATTGGGCGGCGCTGTACGCGACGAATTCCTAAGGAGGGCGGCATGGCGCTTGCCCTCGTCAACAATGGCGATCTCGGATCGGTAGCCCGCGCAAAAATCAATGCGTCGTTGACGATGCAGAACAACATGACGGTGATCAACATCGTCGACTATGGCTGTGTGCCGCAGGCTTGGAATGGCACGACCAACAGCTCTGTCGGTCTCGATGCTGCGGTCGCGCAGTGCAATGTGATTTATGCGGCAGGCGGTCAGCCTGTGATGTATGTGCCGCCGGGCATCTACTACCTGATGACCCCGCCACGTTCGTTCGTCGGGCCAGGATCGATCATAGGCGAGGGTGCCTATCGCTCTGTCTTCCGCCTAGATCAGACCTTCGCAGGCGATGTTTTTCAGTGGTCTGAAACATGGTCTCTTGGTGGATGGTCTGGCGGCAATACGAACGCTACCGGATATCTGCAGGGGCAGATTAAGGCTGGCGTCAACGTTCAAGGCATCGGCATCTGGGGCGATCGTCGAGGGACGACGCAGCAGAACGGCCTGATGTTTTACGACAGCAATGACTTCGTCCGCGTGAAGAACGTAGCACTCTGGCATTTGAAGGGTTACGGAATCGCCAGTGGCAAGACCCGTGATTTTCCGACCCGCGCCTATCTGCGGGAAAGTCTGTTCTCTGACATCCAAATCTGGAACAGCGGATCGGGCATTGGCGGCTTTAATGTTCCCGCCTTCGATACCGACAGCAACGCCAACGCCGAAGGCGCGAACGAAGTCCACTTCAACGACATCAACATTTTTGCGCCCTACGGCACCGGCTTCCGCATCATAAACTCAGGGCCGGGTACAGGAACGGTTCGGCAAAATTTCATTAACGGCATGCGCATCGAAGCCATGCAGACGGAGGCGGCGGAATGTGCCGGTTGCGACCTGATGGTTCTGGCGGCAGGAGCCGGGATGCAGAACAATAACATCCGTGCCCGCGGCATTGAGATTCTCAGTCCTTATTCGAACGCGGCTGGGCTGCGCGTCACGGCCGATAGCTCGACCAATGCTTCTTATGCCTACGATATCGAGGGCTTTATCGCCGCTCCTGTCGCTAGAACCGGTACGGTCGGCCTTGCCCTTGATTGCATCCGCAATTCGCGCTTCTGTCTCTCGGGCCTTGGCGGTGCTACGCAGATCACCGTTGGTCCGGCATCGAAAGTTACTGGCCCGGTCGAGATTGATTACCCGTCAGGCCCGGATACCGTCTCCATAGGATGGGATGCGGCAGCCAATAGGGGCTCGCTAGTTTGGATAACACCCGCGCGCATCGGCACGGCGATTTATGATCCTGGCAGTCTCGTTGATGGCGCTGGCGCGACTACCACGATCGCGGTGTTGGCGGCGCTGGGTGACTTTGCGGTGGCGTCCTTCTCGCTCGATCTTCAGGGCATCCAGCTTCACGCCTGGGTCAGCGCCACCAACACGGTAAGCGTCAGGTTCCAGAACGAAACGGGCAGCACCATCGACCTCGCGTCGGGCACTATCACTGTGCGGGTTACCTACTGATGTTCGACGAAACCTCAGGATGCTACGCGCCAGACTGGCCCCTTGATATCGAGAAGGAGCCGCGGCTCTCCATTGCCAAGTTCGGCGAGTCCTATGAGCAGCGAGCTCTCGACGGCATCAACTGGATGCAAACGAAATGGAAGCTGAAATGGACGATGCGTCCGCGCGCAGTCATCGAGGCTATGGACGCCTTTCTGCAGGACGCGCAGGCGGGTGGCTTCCAGTTCTACGACCCCAGCTACCGCATCCTGCGCTGGGTGTTCTGCGACGAGTGGACGATCAGTTGGCAGCACAAGGGAACGCTCGACGAGTACGGGGATCTCGAGGCCGAGTTCCGCAACGCCAATGGCGATGGGCTTCTGGGAGCAGGAGCCTCCCTCTACATTCCGCCGGAAGATGTTTTCCAGCCCGTTAGGTTCTCGTGCTTCGGCTTCGCCACGGTAAGCTTTATCGGCGCCAGTGGGGGCGTCTCTTCGGCCCCCTTCTCGATGACCGGCAAGGCTCTGGTCACCTGGGTTAGCCAGGCCGGGGCGATCGTTGGCATTCTGGATACCGATGGCTCGAGCACAGCAACCTTCGTCGGCCGGGGCACGGGCACTGGCACGCTGGGGGCTACGGCGTCGAGGGGCACGGCGACGTTCGTCAGCACGGCCTTCGTGCCCGGTACCGGCAAGCTGGCGTCAGCCGCAGCGGGCGCGGCGGCCTTCGTCGGCCGGGGTGAGGGCGCGGGGAGCTTTAGCATCAGCGGCATGACCACCGCGGCGTTTGCCGGAACCAGCAGCGGTGGATCGGCATCGCCGCCGGTCACGCAGTTCACGACGCAGGGTGCGGTCGCCGGAACATTCACGGCAGCGGCCTTCGATCCGCCAGCCAATACCCGCATCATCGCCTTCGCCAGTGCCTATCGGAACGGCAACATTGTTTCCGGCGAACCGCAGATCACATCGACCGTCGTATCGGGCACCAACCCAACTTGGACGAAGATCGGCGAGGCCCACTCCTCTAACGCTACTGCGCCTGATCTGTGGGTTACGGTCCATATCTCTTCGGATCTCGGGTCGACGCCGCCGACCGGCCTGGCGCTCACCGTCTCGCCGGTTTCCAACACGCTGACGGGGTGCACGGTTTCCGCCATCTCCGTGCTGTCGTCCGATGTCGATGGCACCGTCGTGCAGACGGCAACCGGCGAAGATCTGACAGCTGGCGATCCGACGTTCTCGTTCGCCGCGCCACCCGCCGCGGGCAACATCGTCATCGGCCACAACTGGCATGGTGGATCGAACAGCATTACCCCGCCGACCGGCTATACGGAGCTGTACGACAACTCGGTCATCACGGCTCGTCGTAACGAAACCTTCTACGACGTTACCTCGGCCAATCAGTCGGGCAACCAGTCGATCTCGACCAACGGTCGTTCGGTCGTCGTGGCGATCGAGTTGGGTTGGGCGAACACCGTTCTGGCCAGTGGCCGTTGGAACGACGCTGCGCCTTGGGATGACATCCAGCCTTGGAAGGATGGCCCCAGCAGTCCCTCCTATTTCATCGCGCCGACCGGCAACGATACGACCGGCACCGGCTCGCTCAGCAATCCGTGGCGGACGCTGGCCAAGGCGCACGCTTCAACCATCCCAGGCGATACCGTCTACATGCGTGGCGGCACCTACGCCAATGCCGCCCGCGAGCTGCTGACGTCGACCTTCAGCGGCAATTCAACGCTCCGCAAATTCTACCTTGCCTATCCGGGCGAGACGCCGGTCTTCGACTTCTCGACCGCGACAGGTGGCGACAACGGCTCGACCGGGGCCGGCCTCGTTCAACGCGCTGCCTACATCACCATCCGCGGCCTGACGTGCTGTTTCGCGCCGACCGAAGGTTTTTACGTCGACAACGCAACGGCCAACAACAATCGCTTCGAATACTGCATCGCTCACCACAACGGACGCCTGTCGGCATTCACGGGCAGCGGCTTCTACATGGAGCTCGGCCCGACGTTCAATACCTTCTATCGGTGTGACAGCTACCTCAACAAGGACAGCCTCGGCCTCGGCGATAACGGCGACGGCTTCCGCATCCTTGTGCAGGCTGACGGCAACGTGTTTCAGGAATGCCGCGCCTGGAGCAATTCAGACGATGGCTTTGACTTCCAGAATCCCATCAACAACGTCGTTTTGGGCGACAGCCTTGTCATCGATTGCTGGGCCTGGGGCAATGGCTTTGCCGCCGATCGCAGCACTCTCACGGGCGGTGACGGCAATGGATTTAAGATGGGGGGCCAGCGTACGGTCGGGCAAGGAAACACGACGGGCCGCAGCGGCGACAACACCTTTGTCAGATGCGTGGCGTGGCAGAATGCGGCGAACGGCTTTGACGACAATCAAGGAACTGGACAGCTCAAGATCTACAACTGCACCGCCTACGACAATAAAAAACTAGTCTCCGGTTACGCGCAGTGGGCGATGCCGACCAGCGTTGCGGGCAACATCGCCATCAACTGCATGTCGATAGGCCCTGGCGGGGTCGGCGATGGCGGCATCGACATTACCAACATTAGCTTCCCGACCACCAACGCGTGGCAGATCGGCACGCCCATCGCGGCCCACTTCCAGTCCTACAGCGACACCATCGCGACCGGGCCTCGAGGTATCGACGGTTCCAACCCAGCCTCGAACTTCCTGAGGCCTGCTAGCGGCAGCATTTTTACAAATGTGGGAACGCCGGTTTCCTTCACCTTCAACGGCATCACGACCGTGCTTGCCTATCAGGGCACGCGCATCGACATCGGCGCATTCGAGAGCGTCTATGTGCCCGCCCTGCTGGAGCTAGTGGCATGATGATCATCGTCACCAGGCACAGCGCTTTTCGTCGGCCGGGCACGCCGCTGACGTTCGAGGTCTTTCCCGATCTCCATCCGCAAATCCTGCCGCACGATGTCAGGGATCACATTCTGGCGATCGGCGCGGGATACTTAGCACCCCAACAGCCGGGCAACAGGAATGGCGGCATCGCCGCTTCTATCAAACGCAAGTCAACCCCCAGGAGTCCGCGATGACCAAAGCCACTACTGAGATCTTTGCTGAGATGACCGTCGAATTCGAGACGACTGGTGGGGCATTGCCTGCGCCGGTCAGCATCGTTTCGATATCCAACGCCAACCCGGCCGTCTGCACTGTTGGTGCTGGCGACATCTCCAAGTTCACGGCGGCGATGAGCGTCACATTGTCGAACATCCCGTCGCCGAACACCGCGATCAACGGGGCATATGTCATTGGCACGCCAACCGGCAATACGTTCACGCTGGTCGGCTTGAACGGCACCACCATAACCGGCGCGCCACTGACCCAAACCAATGCGCCCGGCATGACGGTGACGCCCGCCCTGGCGGGCACGTTGGTGTGGTCGAAGATCTGCGGCATTACCAGCAGGACGGTGAACCGGACGACGACGATGCAGTCGACGGAAATCCCCGACTGCGCCGACGAGACCATCCCGAACTATATCGAAAAGAGCGTCCAGTCGTTGGAGGAGACGATCTCTGGAACGGGCGTCTGGGCGGCAGAGTCGCACGGCTCGATGATCAACTGGTGGCGCAGTGGTGCGCGCAAGGGCATCAAGGTGTCGAACACCAAGGCCCTGACCGGCACCATCAAGGAGGAGTGGGGCTACGCCTACCTGACGCAGCTTAACAACGCAGCTGTCAAGGGCGCGAAGGTGACCTCGGATATTCAGATCGAGTTCGACGGTCTGCCTGCCGTGACGCTGGCCCCATGATCGGGCAAACCTTCCGGCTCATCTGGCCCGGTGGCGAGCATGATTTCCGCCTTGCCATCGGCGAGCTCCGGGCGCTCGAGCAGCGTCGGGACTGCGGCTGTTTCATTATCCTGGCCCGCCTGTACAAGGGCGAGTGCATGGTCGACGACGTCATCGAAGTCCTGCGCATCGGCTTGATCGGTGGCGGCATGTCCGAGAAGCAGGCCATGCTGACGATTCAGAAATCCTACGACCATGCCAACATTATCGAACTGGCCACGACGGCAACGCATGTGCTGGCCAAGTTCATCCAATGGAAGACCGGTGACGACGTCGATGTTCCCCCGGAGGATAAGAAGTCGGGGGAAGAGATGGCGACGACGAACTCCAGCCCCTCGCCAACGGAAGATACCGATGGTCGAGCTACGTCGGCGCCGCTGCAGTAATGGGTTGGACGCCACGCGAACTGGATCGCGTGACTTTATGGGAATGGGAATGCGCCTGGGTCGCCTGGAAGAAATTCCATACGGCGTCGGGTGAGGAAGAAGAAAAGCCGCCGGAAATCTCCGACGAGCGGATGGCTGAACTAGGGATCGTGGGGTTCAACTGATGGCCGCAACCAATGACGATCTCGCTTCCCTGATGGTCAGCGTTTCGGCTGACGTCACCAAGTATGTGAAGCAGATGGAGACGCTGGTTGGCGTGACGGCCAAGGCGATGAAGGCGGCGGAGACGGCTGTCAAGGCC